TTTATCCCTTTCAAATATGTATCAAATAAATCTGGTAAACTAGTCAAATATGTATTTGTAAAAGAGGGAATATTGTATGTTTCTTGGTTTTTAATGACCCATAGTACCTTTTCAAAATCAATTGTTTTGTCAATTGTTAAAAATGTACCAGGTGTAAATTGCAAAACTTGTTGTTCGTATTTATTTGCAATATTGCAGATCGTTTTTAGTTCAGATGTGAATCCAATGATACCATCATTTAGACCAGCATTTACACCAGTATTTGGTCCAGAAGTATAATATAATGGTCGCACTCCATAAGGATCTCTAGCAACATATATGTTATTTGGAGTAAATAGAACAAATGCAAATACACCATCAAGCATTCGCAATGTTTGTTGAATACCATATCTCATATATAAATGAATAATAACTTCACAATCAGAGCTGGTATTAGGCGTAATATTCATCAACGTGTATAAATTTTTATAGTTATAAATTTCTCCGTTACAAATTAGAGTATGATCGGCAATTCTGAGCGGTTGGTTTGATGTATCATTAAGACCATTAATTGCTAATCGATGAAATCCAATTACAGCATTTAGTTCTGAATTTAATTCCAAGGATGAATTTTCTGGACCTCTATTTACGCCTTTATCAAATTCATTTTTAATTTCATCTGAAGAAATTTTGTTAGTTGTTGAATAGTTTAGAAGGGAAAAGATGCCGCACATTTATTATCTATAAGATTATATAATTACTCATTTTATTTCTAATACATTTCATTATATTATTATAAATAACAATATAGTTATTAACAATATAGTTATTTATATTTAATAATATATTATATATAAATATAGTAATGAACATTAATCCAAATATTAATGATTTTGATAATTTTTCGTGCTCAGAAAGACAAAAAATTATGAATACCAGAACATATGTTCGCAATATTCCTAGTCAACCATTACAGCCATATTTAGAGAGCAGACCTGTCCTAACAAAATATTCGATTATGCCTATTGTTGATCCTAGAAGAGAAATCAAAACACCTCTAATACAACAAGCAACATATAATCCTGCACAAATTTTCAATCCAGGAAATGATTTTGCTCCGTGGTCTGGTTACGCTTCGAATGTTAATCACGAGTCTGAATTGAGAAACCAGGTTTTTGCTCTACAAAAATGCAGCCAAGCAGATTATTTACCTAGTAGCAAAAGCAGTTTATATAATGTTCAATGGAAAAATACTTTAGATAATATACAACAGCCGTTTCCAGATCTTTTCAAAAAGGAAGAATTTGCACCGGTAGATGCAAATGCTCATCCAAATCTAATTGGATTTTCATTATTTAATAATGCAACTAGACAACAACTAAAAGATTTAACAAAACAAACTAAATGTTAAATTTACAAGTTATAAATAAAAATATTAATTATTATTTATAATTATGGATAATAATACTGATCCTTGCAATGACGATCTTTGTAACGAAGATGCTTGTAACGAAGACTCTTGTAACAATGATTATATCAATCAACTAACATTAAATTTTTTAATAAGTAAAACGCAATTGCAAAAATTAAAGAAAATAAAAGAAAAAGAACTTGATGTAAATGCTAATGCAAACTCAAAATATGATAAGGATAGAATTACCGAATTGTTTAATAAATTACTTAACAATAAACGACCAGATGATTTGTTGGAAGATGTCAAGACGTGTTTTGACGCATTTATAGAAAAAAGTATTTATTATTTAGAAATACACGATAAAAATGTTTGTATACAAAATGAACGAGATGGATCTGATGCTTCAAATGAGTATGTAGGTGTAGAAACTACAGAGAATCAAGAAGCTTATGTAGGAGACTATGTAGGATTTAAATATGATGAAGATGTTTTAGAAGAGGATATTTCAGATGAAGACTTGGATGAAGACGACTTAGAAGATGATTTAATGGAGGATTATTTTGAAGAACCAGTAATAAATGTAAATGCAAAGGGTAATCAAAATAATAAAAATAATAGATCTAAAGGAGTTGATGACATTCACAAATTACCATTGGATTGGTTTAATACAACAAGACAAAATTATAAAATAAATCAAATACTGCCTAGAAAAAAGGAAATAATAATTGATAATTCAAATACAAGTAAAAATACAAATAATTTAACTTACCAAAAAAAGAAAATATAAACAAAATATATGAGAAAGAAGAAAACAGAAAGATTAAAAGATAAAATTAAAAATAATAAACATGACACAAACGGCGGAAATAAAAAACATAAAACACGTAAAAATAATAAAATACATCACAACAAAATACAACATAACAAAAAGAAACATAAAATGAGTAAAACTAACAAGTTTGTAAAATTAAACTGCAGTCCAGAAAATAAAAATGCTAATCTAAATTCATATACGTGTTATTCCGATGAAGATTTGCATAAATTGCGCGATATTTGGAATGCAAGACATCCAGACAAACCAATTCAAACAAATGACTCCAAAGAAATTTGGGAAACAATTAAAAATTATTATCAAACAACGTGTAACAAGGAGTCGTGTTGGATAAAACAAATGGTTAAAAATTCTAAATTAGAAAAAGAATTAATGGATTCATTTGCACCGGAGTCTCCAGATGATTGGAAGAAAAATCCAAATGAATGGTTATCTAGCATTGATATTCTACAAGTAATGAGCCAATATGAAAAGAAATACAAATGTTTCGATTTTATGGGACCATCTCCAATTGATTACGACACGCATAAACTTTATGGGGAATGTGTTTGGGAGGAATTGTGTCATTTTAATTTAGCAGAACAAATCAAAAATGGAAAGACAAAAATAGGAATTGTTTTTAATACAGATCCTCATTACAAAGGAGGAAGTCATTGGATTTCTCTTTTTATTAATATTAAAAAGGGAACCATATTCTTTTTTGATAGTGCAGGAGATAAAATTCCAGATCAAATAATGAAATTTGTGAATGGTGTAACTGAACAAGGACATTCACTTAAAAAGCGAATAGATTTCACATTTGATGAAAATTATCCAGTAGAGCATCAATACGGCAATACAGAATGTGGCATTTATAGTTTATTTTTTATAGCGCATATGTTAGAAGATAAAATAACATCGCATTATTTAAAAACACACGTTTTGAAGGATAAATATATGGAAAATTTTAGAAAAGTGTACTTCAATTCAGATTTATAAATTATCTACTAGGGAATGTATCATTAAAAACACCTAAATTTTTCATATTTTTACTATAATAATTGATAACCTCTGATTTTTCTTTATCATCAAGTCTTTCAAGAAATAAAATCATTAATCCAAATGCTTTTTTATACTCATTTTTACTAATAAAATTGTTTATATTTATTTTTGAACCTGAAATATATTGTTCTATGTCTTCAACTGTTTCCATAATAATTATGTATGTATAATTATTATGCATTTAAGCCTTTAATCCTTTATATTTACAAATATAAAAACATATTTATACATTATTAGTATTTCAATTATTGCAGATATAATAATATATAAATATAAGGTCAAATTTAAAATATTAATAAATCTAATTGCTTCTACCAGTAAGTCTTTTTAGTTGAGCAACCATATACTCTTGTTTATATGCATCGTATCCAATTTTTGCAACGGCTTCTATTTGTCTCATTGTCAAAGCATAAGATGCTCCGGAATGATATTCATTAATAGGATCTTCGCGCATTTTTTCTTTAATTCTTGTGAACTCTGGTGATTTATCCCACATAAATGCATTGGTATTATACTCTCTTAACCAATCCCATAATTCACAACTTGTTATAGCTTTATGAGCACTTTGTAAATATTCACGACTATTTTCATCTTCAATAAATTCAAATAAATTTGCAATATTCAAACCATAATATGTGCTATCGATTTTAATTGATTCCATTTTGTTATTAGCTGCTTCTTTAATATATTATTACGTAATATATTTTTAAATAATAATAATATATTATATTTATTTTAACTTAAAGAAACGCAACAAAAGAAGTGCAATAAAACAAAATAATCTATACAAAAAATAATTTACGTAAAATAAAGCATAAAAAATTAATTTAGTATTATACACATAGATATAAATGAATATAAATATATCAAAATTTTTAAATAAACAAAATATTAAATTACTTTGGGATGTTTTGTTAGATGAGCTGCAAATTGATACTAACAATAAAACTATTGTTACAAATATTCGTACTGTTTTTGAAAGCAATATAAATCCTTTTACATCTAGTGCAAACAAAATACCACATTTAATGTTAGTAGATCTAAATAAACAGTTTTTATCGCAAGTTGTTATTGCAGTAAATAGACTATTTCCTAATTTAAAAAAAGAAAAAGAATTTAAACTTATAAATATTACTTCTGAAGAAATTGTAGAGCCATACAAGGTAGAAGATATACATTCTGCAAGGCAAGATAATTTTGAAAAACAAGTTTTAAGGAAACGATTAGAGTTTGAAAAATCAATTAATTTGAATAAACCGGCCGAATTAGATTTTTCGGAAAAAATGGATGATGGAAAGATCAAGGAAATGGATAGTTTAATTGCTGAAACTATTGCACGTCGAAAATTTGATATAGAGCAACTACAGCCTAAAATGACAAGCGAAAATAGTGAACT